GAAATGAGCGCAGAAGAAGACGAAGCTACCGAGGTAGTAAATGAACTTAAAAAACTATTAAACATAAAATAAAATGAGCAACTTAAATAACATTCTAAACAAACTAGGAAAAATCGAAGAAATTAATTTAGGTAAACACGAAATCGAACTAGGCTTAACGGATGAATTAAAAAGAAATGTAAAGTTTGATAATGATAATATATCGGTATTAAAAAGCAAAATGAATTTAATAACTACCGAATTAAAAAACTTGACTTCTTTATACGATAAAGCTAATAAAGGAATGAAAACAACGGGAACTACTTACGATAGAATGGTAGAAATAGCTAAAGAACTAGGGTTACCCGAATCGCAAATTAGCAACTTACCCGAAGTAAAACAATACGAAGATAATTCGGTTGAACTTACAAATGTTTTAAGATTTATAGATAAATACGGTAAATAATAAATGGCTAAACAAACAAGCGTAACTACTCACGTTCGCAAACCAAAAGTAAAACGTCCAAACGTTCACGCTAAAAGTAAAACGAGCAAACTAAAAACGAGTAAGAATTACGTTAAACTAAATAAAGGTCAAGGATGAACGAAAACGGAAACAAACCACGAGCAGCACGAACAAGCGGTAAACGTGCGTGCCTATGTAAAGACGGAAAATACCGCCTTAAATGTTGTACTGGCGAACTACAAAACCAAGGAATCGGAAGCGATGTAACACCACCGCAACCAGTGCCACCCGCACCGAATTGGAATCCACTACCTTAAAAATGCAACAAACAAAAATTAAATAAGTTATTAGATTATGAAAAACATTTTAGACAAAATCAATAAAGCGGATGAAATCCAAGCGGGTTTAGAATTAGATAAAACCGAGTTAGGAACTCACGAAGTTAACCTAAATGCATTGGAAGAAATACGAAAAGCGGAAATAGAACCCAACGCATTTATGGATAAAGCTATTTCATTAAAAGCCGAAGCAAAACAAAACTTTATCAACGCGCAGAATAAGTATAAATTGATTATTGATTTATGCGATAAATATTTACCAATAGCCAAAGAAATCGGAGACGATAATACCGTTAAGATATTTAATAATAAGCGTAAAATGGCTAACGATATGTTTAAGGCCTTAAAATTGGATATAGATAAATTAAAATAAAAACAAAATGAAAAATAGCACACTACTAGAAAAAATCAAAGCGTTGTTATCTAACGAAGTAAAGTTAGAGCAAATGCTTATGGGCGACGGAGTTACTAAAATTGAAGCGGATATGTTCGAAGCGGGTAAAGAGGTTTTTGTCGTAACGGAAGACGAACAAAAGATAGCCGTTCCCGTTGGAGAATACGAATTAGAAGACGGACGTATTTTAGTTATAGTTGAAGAAGGGATTATTTCCGAAATCAAAGAAAAGGTAGAAGAAGTTGAAGAAGAAGAAGTAAAAGAAGAAGAAGTTACCGAAGCAATGCCCGAAGAAGAAATGAGCGCACCTGTATCGACTCCTAAAAAAACAATCGAATCCATAGTTAAAGAAACGTTCTTTAGCGAAATGGAAAAACTTAAAGAAGAAAACGAAGCGTTAAAAGCAGAATTGGCTAAACTTTCAAAAGTTGAAGTGATTGCAACCGAAGCAACCGAACTTAGCGAAACACCTACCCCAATTTCTTTTAACCCCGAAAACGAAGCTAAAACCGAGTTTACTAAAATCGGGAAAAAAGCACCACGCGGAATAATGGATTCCGTACTAGACAAAATTTATAAATAATTAAAATTAAAAAAAATGCCAGCAAATCCAGCTATTCAAACTTCGTACGCAGGCCAATGGGCAGGCAAGTACGTTTCAGCCGCTTTATTAAGCGCACCAACTATCGAAGGCGGCGGGGTAACCGTTATGCCTAACGTAAAATTCAAAAGCGTTATCCAACGTTTAGAAACTTCTAACTTTTTACAAGATGCAACTTGTGATTTTAACCCTGCAGGTCAAGTTGTCTTAACCGAGCGTGTATTAGAGGTTAAAGATTTACAAGTGAATATGACACTATGTAAAAAAGAATTCCATTCAACTTGGCAATCGATTGAAATGGGTTATTCTTCTTTCGATACTTTACCTAAATCTTTCGCTGATTACCTTATCGCTTATGCCGCTGAAAAAGTTGCAGCCGCTAACGAGGTTTCTATTTGGCAAGGTTCTTCCGCAGTAAGTGGACAATTTGACGGGTTATTTACAACCGCACAGGCCGACCCTGCTTTACCATTAGCGCAAAACATCGCAGGTGGTACAATTAACGCGGGTAACGTTATCCCTGCTTTACAATCAGTTTACAGCGCTATCCCTGCTTCTTTGTTCGGTAAGCCCGACCTAAAAATTTACGTTTCTCAAGACGTTCTTAAAGCATACGTTGCGGCATTAGGTGGTTTCTCTGCATTGGCTACGTCTAACTCGGGTGTTAACGCTCAGGGTACAATGTGGTATAACAACGGAATGGTAACTTTTAACGGAGTTCCTATCTTTATGGCTAACGGATTGCCTACTTCTTCTATGATGGCTACAACTACTTCTAACCTTTACTTCGGTTGTTCTTTATTGAGCGATACGCAAGAAGTTAGAGTAATTGATACTTCTGCTACTTTAGGAGATGACAACGTACGTGTAATTATGCGATACGCTGCGGGTGCGCAATACGGAGTTATCGAAGATATCGTAATTTACGGATAATCCACATAACCAAAATATAACGGGGTGGTGGATAAAACTGCCACCCTTTTTTTTAACATTAAAAAACTAAAATTATGAGCTGCGATATTAGCCACGGAAGATTAGAACAATGTAAAGATTCAATTTCGGGTATTCAAGCGATTTACGTATTGAACTACGGACTTTACGACCCATACACCGATGTTACTTACGATACGGGTGTAGGTTTGGAAGATGTAATTACTGCGATTTCTTTACCCGCTTTATCTAACATTTACAAATTTGAGTTGAAAGGCGCAAATATGTTCGATACAACTATAACAAGTTCACGTGATAACGGAACTACGTTCTTCGAACAAGTTTTAACCGTACAATTAAAAAGACAAGACGCGATTACCCACAAACAAGTTAAATTACTTGCTTATGGACGTCCTAACATTATCGTTCAAACAAACGCTAACCAATTTTTTATTGCGGGATTAGTTCGCGGAATGGATGTTACTGCGGGTACTATTAATAGCGGTACAAATTTAGGAGATTACAACGGATATTCTTTGACCTTTACAGGACAAGAAGCCGTGCCTGCGAACTTCCTAGATTGTTCTGATGAACCTACATTAGTTGCATTATTAGGTAACCCTACAGTGGTTAACTCTTAAAAACTTTGTTTCATATGCGTTAGAGGGGTGGAAACACCCCTTTTTTATTGCACAAAAAAACGGATTACTAGTTATAAATATATGATAGTAGTCAAAGAGCAAATTACTCCACAACAAATTAATTTTATCGTGCGTTACGGAATGGCGCAGGATTTATATTTAATTGACGAAAACACGAATGTAAGCGTTTATGTACCTAACATTCAAATTTTACCTAATGACTATTATACTGCTGCTTTAGGTATTTTTCCAACTAAAGAGAATCATTTTTATTGGTTACAAGTATACGATGCAAATCAAAACCTTGTTTTAAAAGAGCGTATGTTTTGCACGAACCAACCAATAGACACGTTTTCAGTAAACAACGGCGGTTACATTAGTAACCAAACAACTAACGACTTTATAATGTATGAGTAATAACGTTCACATACTGCAACTTGCGGAATATCAACAACCGACTATCCAAGAATCCAAACGCGATGCGTGGGTAGAATTCGGCGAAGATAATAACTACTTTGGGTACTTAATAGATAGGTACACGAAATCAACTACAAATAGCGCGATAATAAACAACGTAAGCCGTTTAATTTACGGCAAAGGTCTTAGCGCCTTAGATGCTTCGCGTAAGCCTAACGAGTACGCTCAAATGATGACTTTGTTTAGCGCGGATTGTTTGCGTAAAATGGTATTCGATAGAAAACTATTCGGGCAATTTGCTATGCAAGTTCACTACAACGACAAGCACGATAAAATCTTAAAGGTTTACCATATACCCGTGAATCTTTTACGTGCGGAAAAATGCAACGACAAAGGCGAAATAACGGGATATTTTTATTCCGATAATTGGGAAGACGTACGTAAGTTTCCACCTACGCGAATTCCTGCATTCGGACACTCTAAAGACAAAGTAGAAATAATGTTTGTACGTCCTTACGGAGTTGGGATGAAGTACTATTCCTATCCCGACTACCAAGGTTGTATTCCCTATTGCGTTCTTGAAGAAGAGGTATCGGACTATCTAATAAATGAAGTTCAAAACGGATTCTCGGGAACTAAAGTAGTTAACTTTAATAACGGAGTTCCTTCGGAAGAACAACAAGACCTAATTAGCCAAAAGGTATTAAGCAAACTTACTGGTTCAAAAGGTCAAAAGGTTATCGTAGCGTTTAACTTAAACGCGGAATCAAAAACCACGGTAGACGATATACCATTAAACGATGCGCCCGACCATTACACCTACTTAAGCGAAGAATGCTTACGCAAAATAATGTTAGGCCATAACGTAACAAGTCCGTTATTATTTGGTATTGCTTCTTCTAATGGGTTTAGCTCAAACGCAGATGAACTGCAAAACTCGTTTATATTGTTTAACAATATGGTTATTAAGCCATTTCAAGACGAAATGTTAGAAGCCTTCGATAGAATCTTAGCATTTAACGGGATAGCCTTAAAATTATTCTTTAGAACTCTTAAACCACTTGAATTTACCGACCTAGAAAACGCAACTACGGAAGAACAAGTAACCGAAGAAACGGGAGCGGATGCAACGGAGTTAAAAGCACAAAGCACGGAAGAACAAATAGCGTTAGCGTTACAAGAATTCGGCGAACAACCTAAAGCGGATTGGTTATTAATAGACGAAGCGCCCGTAGATTACGACACGGACGAAGAAGAAAACAACGCGCTAAAAGGCGAAAAAAGTTTATTCTCACGTTTAGTTGAATTGGTTAATACTGGTATCGCATTCCCTAACGCTAAGTCCGAACAAGACGAAGTTATCGAAGGAGTTAAGTTTATTACACGCTACGTTTACGAAGGCGAAGACGGCGGGAAAAGCGGGAAGACAAGACCATTTTGTAAGTTAATGAAATCGTCTAAAAAGATATACCGCAAAGAAGACATTTTACGTATGAGTAAAAGCGTAGTTAATGGATTCTATGTAAACGCGGAAGGCGAACAAATAGGATTCGGACCACGTGGTAAACTTAGTTACGATATTTGGTTATACAAAGGCGGTCCAAATTGCCACCACCGTTGGAATAAGCAAGTTTACGCGCAGTTCGATAGTCGTTTTGGAATCGACGTAAATTCTCCAAAGGCTAAACAAATTGCCGTAGCCAAAGCGGAAAAATTTGGATATAAAATTAAAAACAATGCATTGGTTTCGACACGTCCAATAGATATGCCGAACCGAGGATTTTTACCTAAATAAAATGGCAGAAGCATTACTAATAACACGGGACGATTTAGTACGATTTACAGCGCTAAACGGAAACATTGATACCGATACGTTCATACAATGGATTAAAGTTGCGCAGGACATCCATATACAGCAGTACACGGGAACGCAACTACT